GGGGGGGGGGGGGGGGGGTTGGGCCTGCTTATCGCAAGGAAAGCACCATCGTCAGCGGAGAAATCTCTGGGCACGGTCTAAAACCAGCGTGCTTTTCGTAGAATTCCGCGAGTCTGTCGGTCAAGGGGTGAACAATTATCGCGGATGAACCGACGACCTGGGAGGCATGTATAGAGCGACTGATTGCATCTTGTAGGAGATCAATCGAGTAGCCGCTTCCCTGAGCATCCCGCGTCACACCCATGCGGCCCAGAATCGTCACAGGGTGCTGGGATGGAGAGTTTCTCTGAAGGCTCTTTGGCACGTGTTCTCTAGCAACTGAGCCGTTGGAAAGCGTGTAGTAAGCTGCGACTACGCGGGTTCCGGCGAAGCACGACACGTAAACCACGGCATGCTTTTGTTGCTGAGCTTTCCTAGCGGTCTTGTGAAGATACTCGTTAATCGAGGGTTCTCCACAGTCAAACTGGGTTACATCGTGTAGATCATTCAGCTTTTCGGGGGGGCTGAGCTCCATCGGCTGGGGCGCGCCATCAGTTTCTGTAAGCACTTGTTACTCCTTATCGGGTTGGCATCCAATGCCTTCTCGAATTGGTCAAATGCGTCGTGACTGAGTACAAACAACTGCCGTTCCAGAATGACGTCCTCGGCCCGTTTACAAGCGGCGTCAAGGATAAAGCTGGTTCGGTCAATTCCCAGTAACTCCACTGCTGCATCGATTAGGCTGCGTTTTTTCGTGTCGACCCGCATGTTGATTGGAACGGGCTTTTCACGTTCGAGAGCTTGGTTCATATGATTACCTTCATCTATTGATTTTTTCTGGGGAACTACCTCCTTATCGAGATCACTGGTCACGAGACCTAACGCGGTTTACCAACATGATTACGCTCCTTGGCCTTTTTTGGGCCGTTTGTTGAAACGAGGGAATTGACCCCACGATTGAATGTATCACGTTGTGTAGCTTTTGTATAGCTGCGTATGGGTTTGCGTTACGGTTTTCTGAAGAAAAAAAGCTTTCCGGCTGGAATTCGGTGTGTTCTCATAACAGCATGTCTTGCTGTGCGTGCAGCAGAGCCTTCAGAGCCCAGCCTAGCGCTGGGCTTTTTCGTTTCTGCAGGTGGCGCAACGCGCTGCGGCGAGCGCGGCCCCCCTTGAAAGGCCGTACCTGCACCCATCCCTGGCCCAGCCCTTGCGCTGGGCTTTTTCATTTCCGCCCCGGCGAGGGGATTTGAGACGATGAAGATGCCTGACAAACCCGACACTTGGGCGGCTTTGCTCGCCTGGCTGAGCCAGCATGCGCCGATCATCTACGCCTCCCTGCTGTCGTGGGCCATGGCCATGGCCAGGATCATCTACGGCGGCGGCACGCGCCGGCAGGCGCTCCTAGAGGGCGCGCTGTGCGGTGGCCTGGCGCTGACGATTATCAGCGGCTTCGAGTTCTTCGGCGTGCCGCAGAGCATGGCCACCTTCATCGGTGGCTGGATCGGCTTCCTGGGCGTCGAGAAGATCCGCGACCTGGCCGACCGTTACGCCGGGATCAAACTACCGCGTCGAGGGTCTGGCGAATGAAGATCACCGCCGATCAACTCGACCGCGCTACTGGCTGCGGCGCCGCTACTGCCTTGACTTGGGGCGAACACATCAACGGCGCCATGGCCCGGTTCGAGATCAACACGCCCGAGCGCGCGGCGATGTTCCTGGCCCAAGTCGGGCACGAAAGCCAGAGCCTCAAGCGCCTGGTGGAGAATCTGAACTACTCCGCCGAGGGGCTGCTCAAGACCTGGCCGAAGCGGTTCACGCCGGTAGAGGCGAAGCAGTACGCCCGACAGCCTGAGCGCATCGCCAACCGCGTCTACGCAAACCGGATGGGCAATGGGTCGCCGGATACGGGCGATGGGTATCGATACCGGGGACGCGGCCTGATCATGATTACGGGCCACGACAACTACGCCGAAGCTGCACGTGCCCTGGCGCTGCCACTGGTAGCGCAACCGGAGTTGCTGGAGCAACGGACCTGGGCAGCAATCGCCGCGGGGTGGTGGTGGAAGTCTCGGGGTTTAAACGACCTGGCTGACCAAGGCCGATTCGAGAAGATCACCCACCGCATAAACGGATCGTTCACCGGTGCCGAGGATCGCAACGCCCGGCTCGAATGGGCGCGTGCTGCGCTCAAGAGGGAATGATGCTCGGGTTCACGACGAAAGCCGAAGCTCGACAGATCGGTGTCTCGCACCATGGGAGCTATTACGGCATTCCGATGTGGCTGGGGGATGTCGATAGCGATTGCCCGCTGGCGTTCGCCAAGTGGGCGCCGCTTGAGCTTGTCGTCTCCCTGTTCTCGGTCATCGAGGGCGTCGTCAACTCGATGCTCGATCAAGAGCCGACGTTCATGTTCAAGGTTGGTCGTCGCATCGATGGGGAAAGATGACTAAGTGGCTGCTCGTTGCCGTGGGTGTGCTGGCTGTCTTGCTAGCAGGTACCGCGGCAGCTTGGCGCATGAGCGTTCTAAGCAACGAGCGCGACCAGTACCGCGCCTCCGCTGAGCAAGCCAAAGCACAGGCAAGCGACTATCAACGCCGCGTAGAAGCCGGCAACGCCATCGAGCGCACCTATCTAGAGGCAGTGAAGAGTGCAAACGCTCAAAACGATCAGCTTCGCGCTGACATCGCTTCTGGTGCTCGCCGGGTGTACGTCAAAGCCAGTTGTCCAGTGCAGCATCCCGGAGCCGCCCCAGGCCTTGATGCAGGAAGAGCCGAGCTTGCTCCCGCTGATGGACAAACTGTTTCAGATCTCCGAGCCGGCATCGAGCGAAAAGAAGCGCTAATCCGTTCGCTTCATCAATACATCAAAGAGGCCACCAAATGACCTTCTTCGTCTCCAAGTACAAAGAGAAAGCGCCTCAGATTGAGGCTGTCGAGTTTCGCGATATGGCAGACGCCGGCCTGCTTGCGAATTTCGCCAGGGCCGAATCATTCAACGCTACGTTGTCGGTCAGTGATGTGCTGATCAAGAGCAGTGAAGAGGTCAGCGTCATGAAGGGTGAGGATTTCTATAAGCAATACGAACCTGCTTAAGAAAAACTATCAAGGTGAATCATTATGGCTCGTGGCGGAAAGCGTGAAGGCGCTGGCCGGCCCAAGGGCAGTCGTAACAAACTGACGGCTGACATCAAGGCTGTTGCTCAGTCCTTCGGCGAAGAAGGGATTATTCATCTGGTCGAGATCGCCAGGAATGGTGATGCGCCGCCTGCTGCTCGCGTTGCTGCGGTGAAAGAGATCCTCGACCGCGGGTATGGCAAGGCCAAGCAGCCGCTTGAGCACACTGGCGAAGATGGCGAACCAATCAAGGCCATCACCGAGATCCGCATTGTTGGTGTGAGCCCGGATGGAAATCCGCGTACCTGAGAAGCTGGTTGACGCCTTCCTGGGTCAAGCGGACGTTCGTGGTGCATGGGGCGGTCGTGGGTCTGGCAAGACCGTAAGCTTCGCCGAGATGATCGCTGTTCACGCCAGGCGCTTTGCTGAGGCTGGCATCACAGGCGTAATGCTCTGCGCCCGTCAGCACATGAACTCGATCAAAGAGTCTTCGTTTGCTGAGATCAAGGCGGCGATCCTTGGCAACGACGATCTGCGCCCATGCTTCGAGGTGGGCGAGAACTTCATTCGTACACGTGGCTTTGCTGGTCGTGTGGACTTCATCTTCCGCGGGCTGAATGAGAACCTGGACAGCATCAAGTCCACCGCTCGCATTCTGATCTGCTGGATCGACGAGGCCGAGAACGTCAGCGAGGATGCGTATATCAAGCTGATTCCCACGCTTCGTGCTGAGGATGAAGGCTGGAACGCTGAGCTTTGGGTGACATGGAACCCTGAGCGTCGCAATAGCCCAACTGACAAGCGCTTCAGGCAGTCGAAAGACCCGCTGATCAAGATCGTCGAACTCAACTGGCGCGACAACCCATGGTTCCCAGAGAAGCTGAACCGCGAGCGCCTGCGCGACAAGGCCGAGCGCCCTGACGAGTACGACTGGATCTGGGAAGGCGCATATCGCGGAATTGTCCGTGGCGCCGTCTATGGCGATGAGATCAAGGCGCTTGACGCATCTGATCGTCTGACGCATGTCCCCTACGACAGGACCAAGCCAGTCCATATCTTCTGGGACTTGGGGCGCGCTGATAAGACGGCGATCTGGTTCGCCCAGATCATCCCGTTCGGGTTTGCGATCCTCGATTACTACGAGCAGTCCGGCAAAGCGCTGGACCACTTCGTGCGTGAACTCCAGTCGAGGGGATACGCATACGGGGACTGCTGGCTGCCTCATGACGCAGAGAACGAACTTCTCGCTTCCCGGTTGACGGTTGCACAACAGCTGCGAGATGCCGGATTCAAGGTGCGTATCGTCAAGAAGATCAGAGTCAGCGAGGGTATCAACGCCGCTCGCATGATCTTTGATCGATGCTGGTTTGACCGGACCAAGACAGAGCATGGTCTAGAGGCGCTCAGAAGCTATCGCTACGAGTACAACGAAGACCGCCAGGAATTCACTCGCGAGCCGATCCACGATTGGGCATCGCATGGCGCCGACGCATTCCGCTACCTCGCTATTGCACTCAAGCATGACAGCGAGCCCAAGCAGCAAAAGACTAAGGCCAAGCCGCCCCGGGTGGGCGCTAACTCTTGGATGGCATGATGGCTGAGAAAGAAGACGAGATCGTTCAAGAGGCGAAGGAGCGGTTCAAGTACGCCCTGGACTTTGAGGACAGCTTCCGCAAGCTGTTCGTGGATGATCTGAAGTTCTGCAACGCCGACAGCGACAACGGCTATCAGTGGCCGAATGACCTGCGAAAGAACCGTGAGATCGATGCGCGTCCATGCCTGACGATCAACAAGACTCGGCAGCATGTACTGCTGATCACCAACGATGCAAAGCAGAACAAGCCGAGCGTCAAGGTGCAGGCAACTGGCGGTGACGCGACCTACGAAGCCGCCCAGGTCTTCGAAGGCGTTGTGCGTCACATCGAGTACATCAGCAATGCGCAGGATGCATACGACACTGCGCTCGAGCACCAAGTGCAGGGTGGCGTCGGCTACTGGCGCGTCGTGACTGATTACGTCGACGATGAGTCGTTCGATCAAGACATCTTCATCAAGCGCGTGCGCGATCCGCGGTGTGTGCTGATCGATCCCGACGCGAAAGAGGCAGACGCATCCGATGCCAAGTGGGGATTCGTCTTCGACAATCTCAAGAAGGAAGACTTCAAGCGGAAGTATCCCAAGATCGAGGTGGGCAATGATGCACCGCTCGGCGAGGGATCTGATTGGGTGACTGAAGACCACGTGCGAGTGGCTGAATACTACCGTTGCGAGTACGTGAAGGATGAGTTGATTGCTCTGCCGGTGCCTGATGAGTTTGGCGGCAGCACTATCCAGATGATCAAGGCCAGCGAAATGCCGGCTGACATTCTGAAGGCTATCCGCGGCGACGAATCAATCCAGCGTCGGCCGATCCAGCGCAAGACCTGGAAGTGGTATCTCATTGCCGGTGGCAAGATCGTCGACAAGAAAGACTGGCCGGGCGACACGCTGCCCATCGTCAAGGCAGTCGGCGAAGAGATGATCATCGAGGGCAAGCTGGAGCGAAAGGGCCACGTCCGCAACTTGAAAGACCCTCAGCGGATGTACAACTACTGGACCAGTTCGGCAGTTGAGCAGGTCGCCCTCCAGGGCAAGCAGCCCTACATCGCTGCCGCAAAAGCCATCGAAGGCTTCGAGAACTACTACGAAACTGCAAACGTCCAGAACTACAGCTATCTGCCATACAACGGTGTGGACGAGCAGGGCAATCAGATTCCCCCGCCTGCTCGAGAACAGCCGCCCGTAATGGCCGCCGCGTACATCAACGGCATGCAGATCGCTGGCGAAGAAATGAAGATGGTGTCCGGTCAGTATGACCCGGCGCAGGGTGACAACCCGCTTGATCAATCCGGCGTTGCTATCCGGATGCAACAGCGCAAGAGCGACGGCGCGACGTATCAATATACAGATAACCTCGCGAAGGCCGTGCGGCGCACTGGGAAGATACTGATCGACCTGATCCCAAAGATCTATGACACCAAGCGAGTGATCAGGATCCTCGCCGAGGACGGCACTGAGTCTGAGGTGACTATCGATCCTGAGCTTCAACAGCCAATGGTCGAAGAGCAAGGCCCGGACGAAACGGTCAATCGCATCTTCAACCCAAGTGTAGGCAAGTACGACGTAATCGCGGACACCGGACCGAGCTATGCAACTCGTCGCGACGAGGCTTTCGAGGCCATGTCGATGATGATGCAGAGCGATCCTGAGTTCAAAACGGTTGCTGGCGATCTGTACTTCCGCACCGCGAACTTCCCGATGGCAGAGGAACTTGCTGAGCGGTTCTCCAGGCTGATCCCCGACAACATCAAGGGAGAAGGTCCGCCACCAGAACTGGTACAGGCTCAGCAGACCATCGAGCAGTTGCAAGGGCAACTCAGCGAGTCTCTGCGCGCCTTGGCTGATCTCCAGCGCGACATGAACGACAAGTCCGACTCGAACAAAATCAACGAGTACAAGGCGATCACAGAGCGCATGGACAAGCTGCTTGCGCACATCGAGGCAGGCAACCCGGCACTCAATATGGACATTCTGGCCCAGACAGAAGTCGCAGCCGCGCAAGACCCCATGCCCATCCCTGAAACCGCGCCTGACGTTGGCGCACAGCCATTAATGTGAGGTGCATATGACCAACTATCTCGGCGTCGCAACTGATGACGTTAGCGTTTCCTCGTTGAGTGTCGGCGGAGCTACTCCGCTCACCAAGCTCCGGGTGGCTGCTGTCTCCTTCACTCCTGCCGCAACTGCCGCGACTTCTGCCGTGGAGCAGACCGTCACCGTTTCTGGTGCCGTGGTGGGTGACGCTGTATCTGTCACGCCGCCCGGGACTACTGCGGGTGTAGCGGTAGCGAGTGCGCGTGTCAGCGCAGCAAACACCGTTGCGGTGATGTTCGTGAACCCCACGGCTGGCTCTCTGACCGCGCCGTCTGGCAGTTACGTGTTCCTACTCGCACGCTAACCACACCAAATCCAACCAAGCCCGCCTCGTGCGGGCTTTTT